GAGCAGCGGCTTCAGCAGCTACTCGTTCGATTTCTACAAGGACGATGGCGCCAAGCAAGCCTTCACCGGCCTGCGCGGGACCGCTGAACTCAAGATGAGCACTGGCGCCATCCCGACGCTGATGTTTGATCACATAGGTCAGTACGGCGCCCCCGGCGCCCTGACGCTGCCCACAGCGACCTACAGCGCCCAGGCCAGCCCTGTTGCCGTGAACAGCGACAACACCACGGCCGTCAGCGTGCATGGCTTCTCGGCCTGCATGAGCGACTTCAGTTTCAGCCTGGGGGTGGAAACCACCTTTCGCCAGCTGGCCGGCTGCACCAAGGAAGTGTTCGTGACCGGCCGCAAACCGAAAGGTTCGCTGACGATCGAGCTGCCGAACTTCGCCACCAAGGACTTCTTGGCGATCGTGACGGCGCAGACGACCGGCTCAATCAGCTGGCAGCACGGCCAGACGGCCGGCAACATCATCACCTTCACGGCCAGCACCTGCGCTTTTGATACCCCGTCGATCCAGGAGCAGGACGCGATCACGATGATTACCCTGCCGTTCCGGCCGCTGCCAACCAGCGCCGGCAACAACGAATGGTCCATTGCTCTGACCTGACATGGGATTTGAGATCGACAAGGGCGACACTTACGAATGGGTGGTGTCCCTGGGTGAGCCGAGCAACCGCACGCACAAGGCAGAGACGTTCACGGCGGTCTTCCGTCGGCTTAGCCAGCCACGCATCAACGAGCTGAACGAGCTGATCCGGCTGCGGATGGTGGCAGCCCAGGCCGGTGAATCCACCGAAGAGATGATCGATGACATGGACATTGCCGAGGAGCTGCTGGTCGGCTGGTCTGGCATCACCAGCAACGGCCAGGCGGTGGAGTTCACCGAAGGCCTCAAGCAGGAGCTGATCCAGCGCGCTTCCTTTGCCGCAGCGATCGTGATCGCCTGGAATGAATCGATCATTGGCGGGCGAAAAAAAACCTCGAAGACGCTGCAAGGTATTGCCTGAACGGCGGCGACAGGAGCGCTGACATCGAAAGCCAAGCGCAGATGATGGGCCTTGAGCTGCCGAAGGAAATGACCACACCCAAGCATTTCAAGGTGTGGGCCGAGAACTGGGACGCCGTGGTCATGTTCTGCCGCCTCCAGACGCAATGGCGCCAGGGGCCGAAAGGCCCGGTAGGGCTTGATCTGAATGTGGCGCAGTGGATGTTTAGCCTGTATCAGGTGAGCGATCCGGCCGGAATGGTCGAGGATCTGCAGATCATGGAAACGACCTATCTGCTGGAGCTGTACCGCTGATGGCTACCACGCTGGACGCAATTCTCAAGATTGGCGTTAAGGCCGATGGAATCCAGGCCGTGTCTGGCCAGATCAAGGGACTGGAAACTGCGGCCAAGGGGGTAGATGGGGCCTTTGGCGGGCTCAAGAATGTGGTCGGCAACCTGACCGGCGGCCTGGTGGCACTGGGTGCCGGTTTGAGCGTTGCTGGCTTGGTGGCATTTGCGAAGTCGGCCATTGATGCTGCCGACAACATGCGCGACTTGAGCCAGAAGACAGGCGTCAGCGTTGAGAACTTGAGCAAGTTCCAGCAGGTTGCCAACCAATCAGGCACCGACATCGAGAGCGTCGGATCCGCCATGATCAAGCTCTCAAAAGGCATGGCAGAAGCAGCGGCTACAGGATCAGGCCCAGCTGCATCGGCGCTGAAGACATTAGGACTGAGCGCAGTGGATGCGCAGGGCAAGCTCAAAGGCACTGATGAGGTGATGTTTGAAGTGGCGGACAAGTTCCGCAACATGCCCGATGGAGCAGAAAAGGCTTCCCTGGCACTGCAGCTGTTTGGCAAGGCAGGTGCTGGCATGATTCCGATGCTCAACGAAGGGCGCCAGGCGATCGAAGGCCTCGGTGCCAGCATGAGCACGGATTTCGCCAAAAAGGCCGACGCTTACAACGACAGCCTGGAAAGAGTAAAAACAAAGTTTGGGCAAATTGGCATGGCCGTTGCCGGTCAGCTTTTGCCGTATTTGACAAAAGCGGTGGATTATCTTGCGGCTGTTGGCCAAGGCATTCAAACGTGGCTTGTCAACAATGAAGCCGGCATTAAGCAAGCAATAGAAACAATCGCATCGGTAGGCAAAGCCATTGGCCCATGGGTATTGGGGTTGGGCTTGGTTGTTGGTGCCTACAAAACACTGCAAGAAGCAATCAAAGCAGCCGCGATTGCCCAAGCTGCCCTGGAGGCATTGTCTGGCCCGGCAGGCTGGGCAATGCTTGCCGCCGCCGCTGCCGCAACCGCATTGGCTGTTGCCGGCATTAACAAAGCTACAGAATCACTTGGCTCAAGCATTTCCACGTCAACAGATAACGCAAACAGCCTGACCAATGCGTTGAAATCAACTGGCGACGCGATTGAAGATGACCGCAAAAAACAAGAAGAGTACAACGCAGCCATTGAACAAGCCAAGTTTAAGGCCGAACTGTTGAAGGCCACCATGGACGCCACCAGCCAGGCCGTTCAAGGCCAGGTCAGGTTGACGGAGGCCAAGTACAACGCAGACATCGCCGTTAATAATGCCGCCATTTCAATCCTCAAAAGCGAACGCGATCAGGCCACAACAAAAGAACAGAAGATCAAGCTGACAATGCAGATCATGCAGCTGGAGCTGGCTAACGCCAAGCTGCAGAAAGATGCAGCAAATGCGCAGATCAAGGCCGAGGTGGACATTGCCGACCTCAAGCGCCGCACGGCTTGGGAGGAACTGCGATCAGCAGAAGCGGCCATCTTGAACGCCAAGGCTCACGGCGCCAAGACAGACCAACTGGAGCAGCAGCTGGCGCTGCAGAAGATCCAGACCAACAACGCAGACAAGGAGTACATCCTCTCTAAGCAGATCGCTGAGCAAAGGATGCGCGCAGGCGAGGCCCAGTACCAGGCCACGCAGCAGCAGATCAGGTCAACCACTGATCAGGAGCTCAGGTCGCTGCAGCAGATCAAGGAAGCCGCCAACAACATCGTGCCCACGTCCCTGTCCAGTAGTTCCAGCGGCGGCGGTGGTGGTGGCGGCATGTTGTCGCAAATGGCTGCCGGCACGCAAGCTCAAGGCGTGGTTTATGGCACCGCCTTTGCTGCTGGCCCGCAGAACAACAATCGCTTTGCACCATGGTGGGCGACAAGCGCCTGGAATGGGTTCGCCACCGGCGGCTACGTCACCGGCCCCACCCTGAGTCTGATTGGGGAAGGCGGCCAGCCGGAATACATCATCCCAGCCGATCAGATGGCCAATGCTTCGGCTAGCTACATGGCCGGCGCTCGCGGGGCTGCTGTGCTCCAGGGCGGCGGCGGTGCACCGCAGATCACGATCCAGACCGGGCCGGTGATGCAGCTTGATGGCAAGCAGTACGTCACCGTCGAGGATCTGCAGCGCACGGCGCAGCAGGTGGCTGAAGGTGTGATCGGTCGGCTGCGGACCCCAGCCGCACGGCTGGCCCTGGGGATGAGGTGAGATGGCCAGAGCTCAGTCCCAATACCTGCGGTTCTATGACGCCGGCGGCACCACCTACCGCCGCTGGCAGAGCTACTACGGCGGCACCACGGTGACATGGGCCAGCCAGCAGTGGACCTGGATGCCGTTTGAGGCGGACGGCTTCAGCGCCGGTGTCAGCGGTGAAGAGACCTCGATCACCCTGACCGCGCCGGCAAATAGCGAAGTGGTGTCGGCATTCACCGCGGCGATCAGCGGCGGCCAGCTGGTGGATCTGTCGCTCTACATGTTCGACCCGACTGCCGGGAACACAACGCCGCAGACCTCACAGACCCTGGTGGCCAGCTTCACCGGACAGGTGGTGGGCGGCACCGCCTCTCTTACCACCATGGCGCTGCAGCTCGGCTCGGCGCTTTCGCCGGTTGGGGTGCAGATCCCACCGCTGCGGTTCACCACGCAGATCATGGGCATGGGGTGCAAGCTATGACCTGGCTCAGCGCTGATGATCCCCTGGCGCTGCTGGCGTTGAGCAGCGGCCAGGTCAACACCCCAACCAGCAACATCGGCGCCGCTGGCGTTGGCGCCATGGATGGCGATCAGGCATCGATCGTCATGGGTGAGCCGGTGCCTGTGGTGTTCGGCGTGCGCAAGAACGACGGCACCGGCGGCGTGATGCTCTCGCCCAAGGCCAGTGAATGTCGTTTTCAGGATGTCTCAGGCGGTGCAATCACGGCGTTCTACCTGCTGCCGCTGAGCCAGGGCCAGCTCAACGGCGTGCAGGTCCGTGATGTGTTCCAGAGCGTCTGCAGGGTTGGCACGTTCACCCAGGCCTATGGCGCCCGTGCTGGCACCTGGACGCCGGGCAACGTGCTGGCCTATCAGAGCGTGCCATCAAACACCGCATCGGCCGCCACGACCGAATGCGGCAGCGTCGGGTTCTATCCAGGCGTCACCACACTGTCGTTTCAGAACGCAGTGCCAAGCGGCTCGACGTTCTGGAAGAAGAAGATCAACATCTTCATCCGCGGCGGCATCTGGGTGACGCGGCTGCAGGACGGCACCACGGCCGCATCGGACAGCTTCCCCGATCTGGTGCGGTGGCTGATGCAGCAGACCAGCCGGGTGCCGGATGCGTTGATCGATTCCACCACGCTGACAACCGCCGACACCTTCGTGCGCGTCAATGGCCTGAGCTGCAATGGCGTCATCAGCGCCAGCGGCAACCTGGCGGACTTCATCACGCAATGGGCGCGGTACTTCCTGCTGAGCGAAAGCAGCATCCAGGGCAAGCGCGGCCTGCGGCCACTGCTGCCGATCAACACCGACGGGACGATCAAGACCACGGCGATCACGCCGGTCTACGTCTTCGATGAGACGTTGATCACCCCGGAGAGCTTCCAGGTGAGCTACGTCTCGCTGGCTGATCGTCTGCCGTTCACCTGCCAGGTGATCTGGCGCCAGCAGCAGGAGAACGACTGCGGCATCATCCGCACCGCTGAGGTGTCCTACAGCGGCACCAGCGGGCCTAAGGAAACGCACGACCTCAGCCAGTTCTGCACCAGCGAGGCGCATGCCGTCAAGGTTGGTGCCTACATCCTGGCGCGCCGGTACTACGTCACCCATACCTGCAAGTTCACGGCCCAGCCGGATTCACACAACGCCTTGCTGAACCCTGGTGATGTGATCCGAGTTCGCATGACGCGCACGCCGTCACAGTTCTTCCCATCAGTGCATGATTACTACTACCAGATCGAACGCATCACCAAAAACATGCAGGGTGTCGTCACCTACGAGTGCACGCATTTCCCGGTGGACAACAACTACTGCAGCTTGGTGGCGCTCGATGTGGCCAACGTGACCCCAACCGGCCTGGTGCTGCCCAGCAACCTGACCGGCACCAGCTGCGACCTCAATAGCAGCACCGACACCAGCGTGCCGACCAGCACCAGCTCCAGCGGCAACAGCTCGGTCGGCTCTGGAGCGGTGTCGCAGGCCACCAGCGGTGAAGGCACGCAACTGCCAGATCCAACGGCGAACCCTGCGGATCCGTTGAGAGATGCAAGCGTGATCGCTGGGTCTCCGTTTACTTACAGCGAAGCAACAAATGGGACACCGACCATTTCGGGCTTGACCCTTTGCGCAAATGGAAATACCAATCCTTCCGCAACCGTTACGGTTAGCAATAACCCAACCAGCACCGGCGGCGATCCGTTGCTTCCTGCGTACAGCGCAAGCGTCCAAACGACAAGCAATGAAGCTGCCAATGCAACATCTATTTTGCTTGCAGCTTACATAAAAGGAGCGCCTGCCGGACATTACGGAACCATTCAAATCAATTATGCGTGCAGCGATAAACAAACTATTTCTGCGTATGGCTCGGTTGCAGCCACGCCCAAAACAATAGACCGGCTCCAAGGTTATCTTGTGGCTTGGCAAGACAGGGGAACTTACATTTCTTACATACGGTATGGGCTTCAAACTGTTTATTTCTTTGGCTCCCCTGGCGCCAGTGACTATTACACAAACTTGAAGCTATCTGAGCAAGCATACGTTCCAACGCATTACACTGGATACACCTCAGGTTTTGAGCTTGCCACAATCATCTACAGCGATGGAAGCACCCGAAGCGTCACAACAAATGGCTTGAGCTGGCCCTACTAAACCATGACCACCTTCCCCACCCTTAAGCCCTACGCACGCACCTGGACGCCAGGGCAGTTCCCTAACTCCTTCAGCCGCTCCCCTGGCGCCCAGCAGCGCACGGTGATGCTCTCCAACGTGCAGCTGCACACGGAGCTGCGGCTGCTCTTCCAGGGACTGACCGAGACAGAGATGCTCAGCATCGCCACGCACTATGTGGCGCAGTCGGGTGGGTTCAAGGCGTTTGATCTGCCAGCGGATGTGTGGTCAGGCGTCAGCAGCTCCAGCGGTTACAACCCCACGGGGATCTGGCGCTACATGGAGCCGCCCCAGGTCGAGGACTACGGCGCTGATGATCAGACCCGCTACGACGTGAGCGTGCGGCTGGAGGGCGTTGTTTCCGAGGGCATCAACCTGGCCGGTGGGGCATTCACGGCGCTGGCGTCGCTGTCGGGTGGGGCCGTTAGTGGCGGGTCGGTGGTGGGCACCGGTGGCGCAACACATGCGGCGGCCACGGGCGGCACAATCACAACATCTGGTGTTTATACAATTCACACATTCACATCCAGCGGAACGCTAACTGTTTCGCTTGGTGGGACAGTCGAGTATCTAATTGTTGGCGGCGGCGGGGGCGGTGGCACTGTTTACGGCGCGGGCGGCGGAGCCGGTGGTTTTCGCACCGGTTACACAACAGTTAGCGCTGGAACTTATTCGATTACTGTTGGCGCAGGTGGTGTAGCCAATACTGGAAGCCAAGGTGATTATTCTGCATTTAACACAATCACCGCTGCCGGCGGTGGTGCCGGCGGGACCGGTTCTTCCGCCGGTGGTAGTGGAGGATCTGGCGGCGGAGGCGGTGGTCAAAATACGACGGCTGGAGGCGCTGGCAACACTCCCGCAACTACTCCATCGCAAGGAAATGCCGGAGCTAACTCCGTTGGAAGCAATTACGGCGGTGGAGGCGGCGGCGCTGGCAGCGCAGGAAGCGGTAAAGACGGAGGATCAGGGTCAAGTAGCTCCATAAGTGGCACTGCAACTACTTATTGCGGAGGTGGGGCAGGCAATTCAGTTTCGGGGCTTGGCGCCGCAGTGGACGGCGGCGGCGGAAAGTATGGCGGTACAAACGTAGTGGCAGCCAACAACAGGGGCGGAGGTGGCATGGGGGATGCCGGCGCACCAGGCGGCAACGGCGGCTCCGGCATCGTGATCATTCGATACCTCACCTAACCTTGGCTCATCGCCCTTGGCTTCATGGCATCCTTCATCTTTAACAGCTTCTGGGATGACCTGAGCCGGGCCAGCATCAACCTGGCCAGCGATACCTTTAAGGCCATGCTGGTCAACAGCAGCTACGTCGCTGACAAGGACGCGCACCTGAAGCGCTCCAGCGTCACCAATGAAGTCAGCGGCACGGCTTACACCGCAGGCGGTGCCACGGTCACGGTGACTCTGGCTAAGGACACCACAAACGACCGGGAGACAGCGACCTTCTCGTCGCCCAGCTGGACCAGTAGCACCCTGACCGTGCGCGGAGCCGTGATCTACAAGTCGACCGGCACCGCAGCCAACGATCCCCTGGTCTGCTACATCGACTTCGGGGCGACCAGGGCGACCAACAATGAAACCCTCTCCATTGCCGCCACGGTGATCACCCTGCAGAACTGATGGCCACCTTCCCGTCCCTGGAACCACTGACCAGGCGCTACAGCCTGGGGGCCTATCCGCTGACGGTAGTGGACTATCAGAACTGCAATGTGCGATTCCTGCATGCCAGCAATCAGGTGGACTTCACCATGGAGCTGGGATTCACCAACCTGTCAGCCGCCGAGGCCCTGTTGATCCGCACGCACTACAACGGCCAGAATGGCGACTTTGAACCTTTCGATCTGTCGGCTACTGCCCTAGTTGGCCACACGCAAACGCTGTTCCCATCGACGACCATGTGGCGCTATGCGGATGCACCGGCGGAGACGCAGCTCGACAACGGCCTAGTCGACGTGACGGTCAAGCTGGTCAGCGCAGCCTTCTGATCTGCCTAGCCTGTCCTGTTGCTTTACTGCCGCCGGTGCTGGAAATCCTTGCCGCCGTCATCGGCGCCACGATGGGAGGAGCTGGAACCGGGCTGATCGTTGCATCCGGCCGCGCCAGGGAGAACCGAGAGATTGTGATCCGCCTGACGGTCGGCATGGAGAACGTGGCCAAGCGCTTGGAGCAGCTTCACATCGACATCAAGTCGGATCGCACGGAGATGTTCGGGCGGCTGGCCAACCTGGAGCAGCGCACCTCAAAGCTGGAAGCACGAGTCGATCCCTAGCCTGTCCTGTCCGAGGGTTCGCCATGCACGGCCGGATCATTGCTGCATTGAGCTTCTGCGTGATCCTGTCCGCCGTTGGCGGCTTTGGGGCACCGTTGCTTTGCGGTGGCAATGACAAATGCACCGACGCCTGGCGTGGCGCCGCTGCCGGTGCACTGACGGCTGCCGGCGCCCTTGGAACCCTGCTCGCCCGCCTTGAAGGAGACGCCAAATGATTCCTCTCTGGGACTACGCGCGGTTCACGAAGATCAGCAGCAGTCATCATCAGGCCTTCTGGAATCAGTTCGATCAGGCGCTGCCTGACGAGCTGCGCAAGCGCATCCAACCCGGCGGCGATCTGCGCGCCATCTGGGAAGCAGCAGTCACCGAAGCGGCACCCAAGCCACCGCAGTCCGGCAGCTGGCTGGCAATCTGCGCGCCCCTGGTGCAGCAGTTTGAAGGCTGCGTCCTGCACGCCTATCCCGACCCCGGCACCGGCGGCGATCCCTGGACCATTGGATGGGGCAGCACCACCTACGGCGACGGCAGCCCGGTGCGGCCTGGCGATCGGATCGGCCAGGCGCAAGCTGATCAGCTGCTGAACGCTCGCCTGCAACGCGACTGGCAAACTCTGGCCGGCCGGATTCCTGGGTGGGGCCGGATGCGCCCGGGGCAGCAGGCCTGCCTGGTGAGCTTTGCCTACAACGTCGGCAACGGGTTCTACCAGTCGAGCGGTTTCGGGACCATCAGCCGTGCGCTGAGCAGCCAGGACTGGGCCAGCGTGCCCGGCGCCCTGATGCTTTACGTCAACCCTGGCACCAGCGTTGAGGCCGGTCTGCGCAGACGCCGCACTGCAGAAGGTGCTGTCTGGTCCAAGGCCTAGTGCATCCAGTCGGGCAGCTCCTTGCCCTGATCGATCAGCAACGCCTGGTAGCGCTCAAGCAGCCGCCTGCCGCTGTGATCAGACAGGCAGGTGCCACCACTGCAGATGCGCCATTGCAGGCCTTCAGGCGTCATCACAGCCTCCAGGATGTCGTCACCAGACTGGCGACAGGGCTTGACTAAGCACATGGGCTGGGGCGACTGGATGACCGTCAACCGCAGTCTGGAAAGATCGGCGGGCATCGAGATCCAACGGCGCCAGCTGCAGGTGATGCACCCTGATCAACTGCGTGGCGTGGCCGACTCACTGCTGTGCGCCTTTCATCAACAGGAAGATCTACTCAAGAACGCCATGCGGCGCATCGCGGAACTGGAGATCAAGCACGCGCTGATGGATTGCCAG